AGATAGAGATAGACACTTATTTCATCTTGGAACAGAAACCACAATTGGAGATACAACTACTCAAGATAAAATGTTTATTAGATTTTCTAATCAAGAAGATTTAAATGATTATGTTCCTACTCAAATTAATACAGCTGGAACTTTTAGATTAGATAATGGAAATGAAATTCGTGCAGCTGTTTCAGGAAAAGATTATACGTTAATATTAACCGATACCGCTGCTTATGTAGCTCAATATGTTGGACCACCATATACATTTAGTATTAGAATGGTTGGAGACAACTGTGGATGTATGAGTCAACACGCAGCAGTTTCAGCAGATGGATCTGTATATTGGATGGGTGATGCCGGTGGATTCTTTGTATATGATGGTACAGTTAAAAGTATTCCATGTTTAGTAGAAGATTTTGTATTTAATACAGACGGTAATAATTTAGGAATAAATTATAATGCAAATAAAATTATTTATGCAGGGCATAATGCTCTTTATACAGAAGTAAATTGGTTTTATGCAAAAGATGGATCAGATCAAATAGATAGATGTGCCACTTATAATTATACGGAACAAGTCTGGACAACTAGCTCACTTGCACGATCTAGTTGGTCAGATGCAAATATTTATCAGGTTCCCCATGCAACTAGTTATGATTCTACTTTAACTCCTACTTTTCCTTCTATCTTAGGAATTACTAATAAGTATGGTGGAGGTTATTTATATGAGCAGGAAACTGGAGCAGATCAAGTAAACAGCACAGGGACAACATCCATTGATGCTTATATCCGTTCTGGAGATTATGATATTACAATGAGACGAAGTCCATTGGGTCAGGCAACAGGAATTGCCGATTTTAGAGGGGATGGAGAATTTTTTATGTCAGTTAGAAGATTTCTACCTGATTTTAAATACTTAACAGGAAATGCTAAGATGACTCTTTATGTTTCATCCTATCCAGATGATACCCCAGTTAGCTCACCTTTGGGGCCCTTTACAGTTACATCAACTACTGCTAAAGTAGACACAAGAGCAAGGGGTAGATTAGTTTCTATTAATATTGCTAATGACGCCACAGGAGAAACGTGGCGATATGGAACATTAAGATTAGATGCACAACCGGATGGGAGAAGATAATGCCGTTTCAATCTGAGAAACAAAGAAGATACCTATGGGCTAACGAACCAGAAATCGCAAGAGACTGGACGGAAACTTATGGAAGTAAAATTCAAAAAGCTAATGGTGGTATTATGAGAGTACCTCTTAGAGAAGCAGGAGCTGTTGAAGCATCTTATGGAAGCGCAGCAGCACCAAGAAGTCCTGTGGAAAGACCTTCTGCACGTGAAGAAAGAATGGTATCAATTCCTTCATCTTATACGCCTGCACAAGCAGGAACATTAAGTGATTCAAGAGAGAAGCAAGATTCTTTCGAACAATCTTGGAGTGGTCAACCTGGAATTCTAGGATTAAGCGGAGGATATAGAAATCTAAGAACACCGAGTGATACAAGTGGAGGATATAGACGTAATCCATTAGGAATATTATCTGCTTTGGGTGGAATGTTTATGGGAATACCTGGCGTAAGTTTGGGTATTAATGCTTTAAGAGATTTTCCAAAATATAACAGACTAGCTGATTGGTGGGGCAATAGAGCTAATTGGAGAGATCAGACTCCTAACTACGGCGACATGTCTCAATTTAATAAACGAGGCTTATATGGAATAAACCGTCAGCCATTGGATATGGCTTATTATACAGAAGATGAAGATGAAGATGTAGAAACATCTAGGAATGTAGCAACTACGGGAATAGATGATTTGAGACTACAAAAAGAAAAGCAATTATCTAATTCAATTCTAGAAAAAGCAAAAAGACTTAATGCACAAAGGGATCCTATACTATCCAGCTTTCTTAGACAATATGACTACTCCCCAGATTATGATGATGATGAGATTGCTAGGATGAGAGGTTATAAATTTTAATGGCAAAAATAACAGCATATATCCCAGAACCTCATCAAGAATACCGAGTAGATAATCAAAGACAAATTTTAGCTGCGGTAGAGACTATGAAAAATGAATTGAATTTTGCTTTTCAAAATGATTTAAAGGAAGAACAAGACACATTTAACTTTTTTATATCATGACCATTCAATATAAAAACCAAGGGTTTAATTTAAATACTACAGATACGGTATCAGTATTAACAGCTAATGCTACGTCCGTTGTTTTAATTAAACAGATTCAAGCTAGTAATGGATCTGGCTCAGCTGATTTATCAGTGGTTACTCAAGTTACAGATGCTACGGCAGCTGTGACATATAGAATAGGAAATCAAAGTATTGCAGCTGCTTCTACAACTGATATAATAACTAAAACGTTGGTATTAGAATCTAACGATATTTTAAAAATGACGTGTTCAACAAAGGATGAAATACAAGGAATTGTTTCCTACGCTTTAATAAATAGAGAAAACCAGAATGGATGATAAAGAAATAGAGAAATTACCCAAGATTAATTGCACTACTGTAATCACTTGGAGAAATACTCAAACAGGAGAAATATATAAAGAGAAGAAAGAGGGACCCGATATAGTACAAGATTGTTCTGTACATATATCTCCAAAAGGGTTAGAAGTTCTTCAGAAAGTAATGCAAAATAATGATAAAAGTAATAAATGACGTTTTAAATTTACAAGATTCTTTTTCACTTTATGAGGGCCTTATCGATAGTGATATGTGGCACTTAACTAGAAAATCATCTAAAGATATTGGTGGTTGTTTTCCTGGAGTTCAATTTATAGAAGATTACAAAATTGTTTATAATAATCAATATTGGATAGGTTATTTTAATTGTTTATTTGATATAATAAATCAAAAATTAAAAGAACAACATAATTTTTCACTTGAGAGAGCAATTAATAGAATAAGTTTAAATGCTCAAAACGATAATCACTATACTACTTTTCATACTGATAATGATAAAAGTTATAGTATTATAGGATTTCTAACCCCGCAATGGGCAGAAGATTGGGGTGGGGAATTAAATGTGGAAGGTGAAATGATTAAATATAAACCAGGTGATTTTGTTTTATTTAATTCAAATCAGTTACACAAATCACAAGAACTTAATAAAAAATTACCATATTGGAGGGTTACAATAAATTATGTCATTGATAAATCAAAAGCCTAAAGGCGGAACTGAATTACAGTTAGCTCATTTTAATAAGTTTGTAGATCAAACGTTAGTAGATCAAATAGATTTACATTTATCTGTTCCAGAACGTAAACCTATTAATCCTAATAAGCCAAGTATTATTTGGTTAAAAAATTCTTACGACCAACCTAATTTATACCCGTGGTTTAAGAAAAAAGAAAACCATACTAAATATGATTGGTATGTTTTTAATACTCATTGGAGTTATGAGAAATATAGACAACATTTTAATTTACCTCACAATAGATGTGTGGTTATTAAAAATGGAGTAGAAGATGTTCCTAGATCGAAACTAGATTATAAAAAAGGTGATCCTATTAGAATTGTTCATCAATGTACACCGTGGAGAGGATTATCTGTTTTACTTGGAGCTATGCAATTAGTTACGAATCCTTTAATTACTCTAGATGTTTATTCCTCTACAGAAATTTACGGAAAGAAATTTTATGAAGCTAATCGAGATACTTACGAACCATTATTCGAACAGTGTCGACAACTCCCGAATGTAAACTATATTGGATGGAAACCTAATGAAGAAGTAAAAAATGCTTTACAGAATTATCATATGTTTGTTTATCCAAGTATATGGGAAGAAACTTTTTGTATTTCTGCAATTGAATGTATGAAAGCTGGTCATTATTGTATTGTTACAAACTTCGGAGCTTTATTTGAAACATGTGCCGAGTTTCCAATGTATGTTCCTTATGACAGACATTATAAAAATTTAGCTATTAAGTTTGCTGCGGCAATAGAAGCAGCCGCTGATCAATTACATACAGATGCCATTAAAGATCATTTAAAATTTCAAATGGAATATTGTGATAGATATTACAATTGGACTAAACAGGGCGCATCTTGGAATACATTTTTAAGGGGAGCACTAGCTCATTATAATGGAAAAAAAAACCAGTAAAAGTATAAATTATAGATTCTATCATTGGGGACCACTTTTATATTATGTGCAGATTCCTAAAGATAAATTAAATAAAATAAGAAAATTATGTGTAAGAGATCCTAAGTTAGATGTACGTAAAACTTTAGCGGGTCATTTAAAGGAAGAATATAAAATAGATTCTTCTAAATTTTTTAATCTTACTTGGGAATATTTTATTAGTTATATTCAAGCATACAAAGATCATTTAGGATTATCGGTAGGAAATAAAGTAGATG